GGTTCCGGAACATAACCTTTAAAGAATTTCCAGCGGCCATCAGTTGCATCTCTAAATACACCGGTGTGAGCGTAAGTACCATCATTGTAGTTACCGACGATACCAATATCTGGGTTAGTAACAGTGCTGTTTGCGTTAAGATAGATAAGGTTATCTTCAATAGAAAGTTCAGTTGCACTAACAGTAGTCGTTGTACCATTAATTACAAGGTTGCCTGAGAGAATTAGATTGCGGAATTCGACGTCTGATGTAGTTGAAACTGCTTGGCCGATAGCAACCGTTGGTGACCAACCTTCACCTGCACTACCGGATATGGTGACACCTGTACCAGCAGTCAATCCTGCAACATAGTTTCCGGTTGTATCTGTACCAAGTTCAACCGAATTCGGCTGAACAGTTGTTGTTATTGTTACGTCTGAACCACCATTAAATGATATAGAGCCAGCCACATCGCCGCTGAGTGTAATCGTTCTACCAGTAGTAAGAGTCGCAGCACTTCCTGTAGTATTCTGGTTACCAGTAGCATTTACACCTGGCAAGTTAATGTTAGCCGAGCCATCAAATGAAACACCACCAATGGTTCTTGCTGTCTGTAGAGTCGTTGCAGTTGTAGCATTACCAGAAAGAGCTGCTGTGATTGTTCCGGCTGTAAAGTTTCCAGATGCGTCGCGCGCTACGATAGCGCTTGCGGTATTTGCGCTTGTAGCAGTCGTAGCAGAATTGAGAACCTTACCTGCAGTTGAGATAGTAGCAAGTTTTGTGTCAGCAATAGCGGCAACAGAGTTAATATCCGCGTTAACGATAGAGTCTGCAGTAATGGCAGATGATATAGTGATGTTTGAACTACCATTAAACGACGTTGCGGTGCCGGTTACATCGCCACTGATCGCAATTGTTCTTGCAGTTTGCAAAGTCGTTGCAGTGGTCGCGTTTCCTGACAAAGCAGCAGTAATAGTATTCGCTGAAAAGTTTCCAGATGCATCGCGGGCTACAACTTTTGATGCAGTAGCAGCAGTCGCAGCATCAACAGCAAGAGTGAGCGCAGCACCTTCAGAACCACCATTACCACCGGTAATATAAGATCCATTTGTAATCGAAGCAACATAGTTACCAGTCGTGTCCGTGCCAAGAGCAACAGAATCTGCTACGATAGTAGCAGTGAGAGTCCCAGACGTAAGATCAGTGAGAGTAACAGATCCACTTAGATCGCCTGCAAGAGTAATTACGGGATCTGGCTTGTTTGTAGTGTTAGTCCAATCAAGATAGTACGAACCATGTTGACCGTCTAAAAGATCTGCGTCAAGTCCTGACGAAGCACCATCAACAGTTTTAATAGCAGTCAGAATTTCAGATGCGGTTTGATCTGCGGTAGCGCCGGATTCAATGCCGTCTAGCTTTGTTCCGTCTGCTGCTATATCTCGTCCGTCAACCGTACCCGATACAGCAATATTACCGTTCGCTACAACTAAGCCATTTTTGACTAGAAAATCTTTATCCGCCACGGATCACTCTCCCCTGTGGTGCTTCTTAATATTTATAACTACTTAATATTTTAGCTTTCGACGATTTGAACACCGTTTTCTGGCCTAATCACGTTAAAATCAATCAATCCATCATATACAAATCCAAGAGTCATGGGGGCAAATCTGTCATATTCTATTAGATCTGCAAAAAAGTCTAATTCGGATTGTATAGGAGTTTCTGTTATCGCTGCCATTTCGTTATGCCGTCTGTCCTGTATTCACTACAAACCCGGCAGTTTTATTTCCGGAAGCTTGTGCAGAAGAAATAGCGTTAAAATATGTATAGGTATCACCATTAATAATCATAGTGTCTCCAGTTGTACCAGCACTGCCTCGAGTCATCCAAACGTCACTGATACCAGTGATCCAACAGGTTGGCAGTCCATAGCCAAATCCTTGAAATATCATTGGCTTAACAATATTCCTCGTAGCTCCAGTTGCTGACAACGTTGCAGACATTCTAGATGACCATATGAATGGCTGCTGTGCTAATGAAGCAGCCGCGGCAATACCACCCTCGCTCGGACCGCCAAAACTTAGAACACCATAGTTTATATTGGTGTTAGGGTCTGTAAAATTGAATGTTTCAAAAGTATGAGTATTTCCAGCTGCAGCCTGCGAAAGTGTACCATTTACTTGAACTCCTCCAAGTGTACCTGGACCAGAAGATCCAGGCCCGTAGGTATTTGATCCGATATTAAGTTGACAAAATGGTGCTGTACTATAAAATTCGTGTAATTCTGATGCACTATGTTCAAATACGCCATGATACTTTATACCTTCTCTTATTATCAATACAAATCTTGGAGTTGCAATAAGGTGAAAGGTTTGGTTTGCAACAGTGCTAAATGCATTCTGACCATCGCCTATTAATGCTGTTGCAAACGCATCAGTAGTTGCATACCCATGTGAACCTCTATTTGTAATTGTAGTGGTTACTACGTTTGAAGCACCAGCTAACCAAAATCCTCCGTATGTAGTAGTATCACTGTAAGTCATGTTTATAATAGCAAACTTTTCTTTTCCAGCTGGAGCAAGACATGGAGACTTCATAGCCCACCACTGGTATGAAGTTGACGCTGGGACTGAGCCACTTCCTAAAGTGCTTCCATCTAAACTACTATGGACATATGTCCATCCTGCTGGAGTATTATCTACAACAACACTTGACGTTGTGCTGAATCCGCTACCACTCAAATTGCTTATTGACGGAGTTGCAGATGTACATAGAGATATAATGTCTCTGATTAACCGTGATGGTATAACTGCTGATCCACCTGTTACTAACTTTGCGTACATATTACAAAATCTCCATTCTTGAATCTGTCGGAACGTATTCGGGATCGAACGGCATAAAGTACAAAGTATCTTGTACACCAAATGTTTTAATACTTGTTGCAGCCACTTGTTCTAGATCACTTAAGTTTCCATTAAAAACATACACAGTTGGTGTTACCTCATTGTTTCCTTGAAACTGGGCTATTATTTCTTCTCTTGTCATTTTCTTTATCCGTAAAAGGTTATTACAACGTTTAGTCCTGTGCCAGGACGTATAGTTCCTACGTTAGTCACATCAATAAAGACCACGTCAGTATTTAATATGTTGAGCGAGGTAGCATAAGTATTGAAAGCACTTCCACTAGTAATTGAGTATGTACCTAAAAAAGATGAAACGTTTTGTGAATCTATTTTTCTTAACTTAATATCAATTTGACCACCAACTGGCGCTGCGACCGTAGATCTTACTCCTTTTGCGTCAGTAACTTCTAAGTATACTGACGATATCAGTATTGGTAACCGAGTGAATACCGCTTTATTTCCTGTAAGTTTTACAACTGGTCTTCCAGCACCAGATAGAGCAACTCTAGACGTTTTAGGTTTAAGTCCAGCAGCAATATTCGCGGCTGTAGCACCTGTAACGTTATTAACGTTTGTGTAAGCTGTCCCTGTAGTATTATCTATGATAAATTTTCGGGTTCTTCTTGTCATTATTAAACCTCTATGGTATGCACAGAAGCTTTCCAATCAATAGTATGACCGGTGACACCTGTTACGTAAATATTTATAGAATTGTTTGTATCGTCTGCACGAGCATCCACTAGATATGATGGATTTGTCCGCACTACAATTATTTCATAAACCGAACCAATATCCGTCACTGTCCCGCCGTTGTTTGCTGCTACACCCTTCAATTCAAACATAGCGTAGTCACCAACGGTATCTGTTCGCCTTGCAGCTATTTGTATAATGTAATTTACTGACTTATCTGTAGCTACTGGGATTCGTGTTGAACCACCAACAAGTATCTCAGTTTCGGTTGAGTTTGTGGTAGTGCCGGTTAAGGAATACTCATTCGAAAAGACACTAGATCCACTGCTAAGAAGATTACTGGTGTCAGTTAAATCACTTACATCACTAGGTATTGTTGGTGTATTAGTTAAGTCGTTATAATCGCCACTAAATGATGATCCCGACGCTGATCCATATGCATACAACGCTGCAGTAAAATACGTTCCATTTCCAGAACTGTTGATGTCTTGGGAAGTAGGGTTTCCTGTGTATGCAGTAACCTCGACGTAATCAGTCGATCCGTTAAAATATGCAATGGTAGATAATACCTGTGTGTACCCCGAACCAGTTACAATCTGATCTTGTGCAATTGCTAACTGTGTATTTCCATTTTTTCTAAACTGTATGTTACTTTGATTGTTGGTTACCGACCCTGCAACCCACCAAACATGGGTAGTGATACTATAATATCCAGCGATAGTTGGTTGAAATTTATTAGATGCGAACCAATTTTGCGGGTCAAACTCATCGACAAACGTAACGACGACGTCGGTCCCACCTGTGATAGTTTGTGAGGTACCATTTTTAACAGCTCTAACGACATAGTCACCAGCCTCTATACCACCACCGCCAGCAGAACTAATGACACCATTAGCTATAGTAATGGTAGTTCCATCTACTTTAACACCACCAAGAACAGTTGTATTTGCAGTCGGAAGAGTGTAACTACCTCCTCCACCACCTACTGCTCCGCCTTCGAGCACGTCAATTCTTGCAAAAGTTACAGCAGTATTTGCATTTACCGGTGTTGCTAGCAGCCTAACGCTTCCTCCGCTAATATTAGCGTTAAACGATATGAGGCTTGATCCTGAGTAAATAGTCGCGTACTCTGTTACATAGCAGTCAGTGCCATCATGCGTTAACAGAATTTCTGTAGCATGGTATGAGCTCGATGTTGCTGCTTCTACATAATATTTAACGGTTCGCACTGATGTAGGTATGAAGTTATCTACGATTTGATCGGCAGTTGTTGTCGACAGTGTAACCTTACCGGTTACGTATGAAGCACTACCGCCAGCACCGCCGGTAACATCTACTATACTTTCAGCACCGTTTTCATTTTTCTTAATATAGAGTTTGCCGTCGAATGTGTTGATAGCAAATTCGCCGAGTTCCAAGTCTGCTACAAGAGGAACCTTGCCCTGTACAGAACTTCTTTTTGCTTTAATAATTGTTGACATATGTCCTCATGTATGTATAATGGCTATATAGCCTATGAGATTATATTATTAGTAAGTTCCACCATCTATAATAGCAATCGATACTGCACCAGAAGTTACTGTAAAGTTGTTAGCACTAAAGCTAGCTACACCTTTAACTGATGTATTTGCATCAATACCTGCAAGTGTTACTGCAGCAGTTTCAGACCCAGATCCGGTAACACTTAATCCAGTACCTCCGGTAACAGCAATTGTTGCAACATAGTTACCAGTAGTATCAGTTCCGAGAGCAATAGAATCTGGTTGTATTGTAGTACTTATAGTAACATCAGAACTACCATTAAACGATACCGAACCTGTTACATCGCCGGAAAGTGTAATGGTTCGACCGGTTTGAAGTGTAGTAGCAGTTGAAGCGTTACCGACAAGTGCAGCAGTAATCGTGTTTGCACCAAAATTGCCAGATGAGTCACGAGCCACGACCTTATTCGGAGTGGGCGTAGTGGTAGCATCAACAGTTATCGTAAGTGTAGAGGCTTCGGATCCGCCGTCAGCACCTGTGATGTAAGATCCATTTGTAATAGCCGCTACATAGTTACCTGTGGTATCAGTACCAAGTGCAACTGAATTTGGCTGGACTGTTGTGCTGATGTCAACGTTACCGCTGCCATCAAATGATACAGAACCTGCTACATCTCCTGACAGGGATATCGTTCTCGCTGTTTGAAGTGTAGTAGCAGTTGAAGCGTTACCGACAAGGTTTGCAGTAATAGTATTTGCTGCAAAGTTTTTCGAAGAATCGCGGAATACGATAGTTGACGCAGTGTTCAGCGATGTAGCGTTTGATTCAATCGTATAATCTGTGCCTTCACCAGCCGTTCCGGTGATGGTGAGACCATTTCCAGAAACCGCCACAGATCCTGCATAGTTACCAGTTGTATCAGTTCCAAGAGCAACAGAATTTGGCTCTATTGTAGTGCTGATTGTAACGTTAGCCGTACCATCAATTGAAACAGAGCCAGTTACATCTCCTGATAGCGTAATAGTTCTTGCAGTGAGCCACTTTGAGGCTGTATCAGCATTGCCAATTAACGCACCTCTGAAATTAGCAGCTTCAATATCTGCAAGAGCAAAAGAGACATGACCAGTATCAATGAACGGGCTTGTATCAGGTTCTGGTGTATATCCTTCAAATACTTTAAAATGCCCGTCTGATGCATCTCGGAAGAAACCGCCATGTTGATAGGTAGTATCATAATAGCCAAAAGCAAAGCCTAAGTCAGGGTTAGCATTTGATCTACCGCGAGCAGTACCACCAGATACATAAGTATCAGTTACTGAACTCGAGATAGTGAAAGTGTTTGCGGTAACACCTGTGATAGTTTTGTTCGATAAGTTAAATGAGCTTGGAGTAACTCCACTTATCGATACGCTGTATCCAACAAGATAGTTATGATTTTGTGTTGTAGAATAAACTACGTTCGCACCATCACCAACTATGTTAGAAATAGTAGTAGCAATTGCCTGGTTCATATATATCATATTATCTGAAACAGATAAGTTTGTCGCGCTCACAGTAGTAGTTGTACCGCCAACCACAAGGTTACCAGAGATTGTAACACCACCACCAAATGTACCATTATTGAATGTAACGTTTGCTGACGTCGAAACATCTTGCCCAATCGCGATCGTAGGTGTTGCGGTTTCACCTGAATTATTCGTGAGTGTAACACCAGTTCCTGCAACAAGACTTGCAACATAATCGCCAGTTGTATCTGTACCGAGAGCAACTGAATTTGGCTGAATAGTTGCGGTAATGGTAACGTTACCGAGATCTGTCATTGTAGCAGAGCCAGCGACATCACCAGAAAGAGTGATCACCGGGTCGTTAACATCAAAGTTTAAATAACCGCCGCCAACTCCGTTATCAGTATACGTTACACTGATACCGTTCTGCGTTCCGGTAAGCATTCCACCAACAGTGTCTTGAACTGCTTCGTCCCAGTTGTTTACCTGAGTGTTTGGAATAGAAATTGTGTTTGCAACAGCAGAAGTAATACGACCTTGCTGATCTACAACAAACGTCGTAGTCGCGGTTGCTGATCCGTACGTACCAGGTGTTACAGCAGTATCATCGAGGTCTACAGTTACGGTGTTGTTTGTAACTGTTGCGGTAATACCAGTGTCGCCAGTAATTGTGAGAGTATCTGAAATGAGCGATACACCATCAGTTCCAGAATTTCCAGCGATATTAAGAATAGTAGCAATTGCAGCTGTGCTGGCCGCTGTTAGACGACCTTGTTGATCAACCGTAAATGTTGCAATCGAAGTAGTGTTACCATAAGATCCAGGTGCAACAGCAGTATCATCAAGGTCAATGTCGACTCTGTTTTCCGTAACAGCAACGGTGATACCAGTGTTACCACTAAAATTGAGAGTATCACTGAGTAATGAAACTGAATCAGATCCAGAATCACCGGCAATTGCTAGATTTGTAGCGATAGAAACGGTGCTAGCAGCAGTCAGTCGACCTTGTTGATCAACAGTAAATGTTGCAATCGAAGTAGTGTTACCGTAAGATCCAGGTGATACTGCAGTATCATCGAGGTCAATCGTAATCGAATTATTCGATACTGTTGTAGTAATTCCAGTATCACCTGTGAATGTGATAACTTCATTAGTAAGGATAGAATCTGTTGTGCCAACATCTGCAGCGATCTGAATAGCGACAGATCCGCCGGCAAATCTATCATCGACATACTTTTTAGTAGCTGCATCAGTATTTGCAGTCGGTGTGCCAAGATTAATGATTTTTGCTGAGCTTACATCAACATTTCCAGTACCATTTGGATCAAGCGTAATGTTTCCATTTGTGTCTGTCGATGTGATAGCATTACCATTAATCGTAATATTATCAACGTTGAGTATATCGATTTTACTATTGGAATCGACAATGAGAGCAGAAGTAGCAGTTAAAGTACCAGGTACATGATCAAGCATGGCAGTAAAGTACTTACCGCCAATCACTTCAATGTTCGCTGCAACCCCGCCAGTCTCAGTGCCTGTACCAATATAGAGACGTTCGCCACCATTTGATTGAGTTCCGCCGAGGAACGAATACGCCATTTCACCTTGCGCAAGAGCACCAGGTGATCCGGAAGAACCTGATCGTTTGATTCTGATGAGTGACATTAGAAGAATCCTCCGTTAATTTCTGTGTTTGGATTCTCGATCACGGTCTGAGCTCTCCAAGTTTGTGTCGATTCGTCGTAAGTGATAAGCGCGCCATCTTGCAAGTTGCCGACGACGACATCAGAAAGATCATCAAGTGTAATATTGCTTGTACTTACTTGGTAATTAGTAACTAGAATATTCTGCTGAGGAGTTACCTTAGCGGTAGTTGTAGTTCCTTGTCTAACAACGGCTTTAATACTCATATTAGATTCTCGTTATGCCAGGCGTTACTGTAACGATTCCTTCAACAACGCGAGTAATAGTTCCCCCTGAAGAAGTGATTTCTACATCGTATAGATATCTACCGGGTTCAATTGTCGAAGTCGTATTTGCTGTTAAAGAAAGAAATATTTCACCGTCAGCACTGCTATGACTTCCGACAAAATTAACAGCCGTACTTGATGCATAATTTTTTCGCATTTGCGCAGCGACGGTGTATCCAGTGAGATTAAACACATTATTTGATACATCAGTCAAATCGATAGTTGCACTAAATGTTGCACCCTGATCAACAACTAAATTTGCTTTAATAGCCATAGGTAATCTCCTTGAGTTCTATGGTTATTTATAAGATCTCCTTAAAGAGCACCTTCGATATCATTGAAAAACTCAATTCGAGCTTGAATAGCTGATATTGCTGCTTGTTCAGCTTCATGAATCTTAATTGGATCATCGTCACAGAAGTATTCTACGAGTTTTTCTGACATTGGTCCATGCTCATCGCCATCTACTTCAATATGCCTCTGAAGATAATAGTGAAACTTAGGTGCTTCGAGTTTGCTAATGTTAAGCTGAGTTAATAACCGAGTAAACATATCTGGAATAATTGTTTCACGACCATACGCAAATGAAGCTGCAGCACAATGCGGTCCCTTTTTAATCGTGTCAAAGGTACTACGCATAAATTTTTCAGCCGGCTTTGAAGCAAGATGGTATGGAATATTTCCTATAATGTCTATGTTTTTAAGAAACACATTGATAGGTTTTACATCTGCATCTACTTCAAGCATTGACTGAAGATATAAGTCAAAATGACTCACCGATCCGCCACCTGGTGCAACATCAGTTTCTTCACATAATACGATCTCATTAATCATTCTCGCAATATCAGAACGTGTTCCCTTTGTCGGAATCCACAAATATGTTGTCGGAACTACTTCGTGTTGCAATGTTTTAAGTAAGGACATAAAATCCCATACCGCAAACACGTGGTGCTCCATAAACACCCTTAAGTCTTGCTTTGACTGGATGTTATTTGTTATAAGAAGTGAATGATTCTTAAGTAAGTTTGAATGTTCTTCAATTAGTGTTTTGTTGAGTTTCATTTCTTGTCCTTAACCCATTAATATATCTTCTCATATAGTCTGTTGGCTCTTGATCATGTTTCATAACAACAGGTTGGCCAAAGAGTAATTGGAATGCATGAAGTTGAATATTTCCCCACCATACTTTTTCAAGAGCACAATTAGAATAGAATACGTGATCAGGAAACTTAATCGGGCATGAAGATCTACACAAACGTTTCACTGGGCACTTCATGCAATGGGTCTTCTTGCGAAGAATGTCCATACCCTTGATCTCTACCTTCGTAACATCCTCAAGACGACCAGCAATAAAGCTTCCATCAGTATGAGGGCATAACCGAACATTGCCCTGAATATCTACAGACAATATATCGTTTGAGTCTGCTCCACAACCTGACTTTGTAGTGATAGGCGTAGCTCTCTTTAAGAATTTCGCGTATTCAATCACGCCTTCTTCTGAATACACTATATTGTTTTTTAAGAATCGAACACGCTCAATGTCGTTTATACTCTGCTGGGTAAACTCGAATAGATGCAAAGTAAATGCTTTTAACTTCTCTCCACGAAGAATGTAATTTGATGAAGCTTCACCAGTGTCATGCACATCATAGTTCTTAGCAGGAATGAATGTGATCTTCATTCTTTTGCGGTCAATTTGTTGAGAATCACAGAAGTCTTTAAAATAGTCGTTAATCGCGTATAGATCGTGGTTATCACTGCTTACGACTGTTGAAAATCCTAGGCCAACATTAGGCAAGTCAATAAGTTGTTTGATAACGTCGACTTTATTTGGCTTCTTCAATATATCTTCACCGCGAAGCTTCTCTTGGCCTACCGCGTCATGTGATAAACTAATAAGTACTCTTGCTTTCAGCGTTCGAAAGAAGTCTACATGTTTTTGAACAAAGGCAGAACCATTTGTAGATATAAAGAACTCACGATCTGGTGAATCAAAAAACGTCATCAACTGAACCATATCTTTCCAATATAAGAATGGTTCTCCGCCCCACAGTTCTACACGGTGTAAACGATCAAGGTTTAAGTTCCGTTTGATATTAGCGATAAATGTATCTGTGTAAATAGACTGTGGTCTTTCAGACGGATTACCAATATCTTTTTGCATGCAATATGTGCAATTATAATTACATGCATGCCCTAACAGAATTCGAATCGCAATTGGATTGTTTACTTTATTCGTGACACCGTGATTCTTTTCTTCTACTTCGTAATAAGAAAGATCTCTTTCGGGTGGCATGTTTAATTGAACACCAGAGGTGTTCATTAGTCTATTCGTGTGTGAGTCATAATAGAAGGAAGTGCCATCCTTCAATTCATAATATTGATAATCCATTATGCGAGTAAGTCATCCCATACATGGTTGTGTGATCGAAGCGCTTCCACCTGATTTCTCATCTCAGTGTATTGAGATGCCTTAATATCGCCACCTTGAGAAAATGTTGAAGCAATTGCAGTGAAACCCGAAACGGTATTAACCGTATCAGTAGTAGAAACAGTTCCGGGCGAGACTAAGTTACCAAATTCTTTGACTTGACTATAATCGGTAAGTGTATGTGTGTGGGCCCCAACTGCGTTAATAAAGTCTTTTAACATAGTATAATGTGCAGCTTGTACAGTATTACCAGAAGCTACTTGTGCTAACAATGGGGTCGTATAGGTTGTACGAAGAGATAATGCTGGGCTTATCGATGTTGTACCGCTGAATGCTGGCATGATTAAATCCTTATTTGAAACTTATTATGGGAGTCGGATCACCTGATGGGAAGTATAAACCAACTTCAGTTCTTCGATATCCTAGCTCTATAAGTTTGTGATAGTATTTTGAGTTTTCACTTAACATCATCTTTGGTATAAAGTTAAATTCTCTATTCACTACAAATGTATCTACTGTATTTATATAGTAGTCTCTAAATTTTTGTGCGGTAGAATCTAGCGATTGTTTTAACTCTTCAGAGAAAGAGTTATACAATTTAAACTTTCCATTAACCATATCATACATAAATTCTCTATGATCAAAGTCCCCGCTCATTATGTGAAAAGGATCCCAATTTATATCAGTTGCGTCATCAATACTATAGAAGAATCTATCACCATATAGGTGAAGTGATCCACGGTAGACCTGATACGTTCTATCATTGTAGCACAGCACGTGGCTGTTTTGATAGTCGAATAACCCCTGCAAGTCATGATCTGCATTACCGAGTTCGTTATCTTCAACACTTCTCTTTCTATAATCATTATGAAGAGACGTTACAATACCTTTATCATTTATCCACTCAACGAGTTCTTTTGCATGATAAGGTAATTCTGTTTCTGTTGTTTTGATTACCTTGACTTTATGTAAATCATACTTGCTTATATAATCTTGTAGTATCTCAATAATCTTGTTATAGTTTTTCTTTGAGTTTACTTTATTCATAAACTCTTCACTTAATGCAACTTCAGATAACCCTTTCATGTCGAGTTCCATAAGTGTCTTATGTTGTTTTATAAGTGCGTTATCGGTCATACCATATTCAAAGGTAGAAGCGTGTTCCTTATACCAAGAATATACGTAAGGATAGTTTTCCTTAAGATAGGACAAATCGTCGACTACTCTAATAACGTAGAAGTAGCTGAAGATCTCGTACCAACGCTTTTCTTCTTCGGCGGTTATCTTGGTGGGCACTGCATTCGAATAATACGGCAGATGTTGATTTAGTTTTTGCTTAATATAACAGACCTGACAATTCGCACCACAATAGTATTTGTTGGTAGGACTAAACGTAATATCATGATCTAAAGGTGCTAATGCATCTTCGGTTATGAAGTACGCACTATTATCTTTGAATTTTCTAAATTCTTCACCAGTGTAACTACTCATATCCAATCCAATGCAATAACGTTGGCTGCTGTTTTAATTTATGCAAATGACGCACCATTAAACTAATCGTTTTATAGAAGTCAACACATTTTCCACTCGGCTCTTCTTCAAACATATGATAAAGATACTTTAACCCGCATGCGTCTCGAAGCTCACATGTTTGGCATCCTGGAAGAATGAAGTCTTCTTCGCTCTTTACTCGATCGAGATATTGCTGACCTCTCCATCTTCCAACTCTAAATTCTTTTCTCTTGTATTCAAGGTAATCAAATTCTGGGTAAAGATACCCATCAGGTGATAAGATAAGTTTCCCGTGATTATTGAGGTATTGCTTATCTATTTTGTCGTAGTTACCATCTATGTTGAGGTTAATACCTTGTACATACAGAGAATGAATAAATCTCATCAAGTATATACTATACCACTTCATATCGAAGTCGTCAATTAGGACTCTGAACTTTTGTTTCCCTCGATGATGACGAAGAGGAATCAGGTTGAGTGTATCGCATCTACTTTCTTTGCACGCGCTAATTACCGCTGCAAGTGTGTGCTCGTTGAATCCATCGGGTGGGCACACGAATTGAAACATCAAATAACAGTTGTTTCGATATAAGACTTCTGACAATCCTTTCAGGTCTATCTTTTCACGATTGATCTCTTGATAGTTGAAGTCGTAACTCAAGGTGATGTGGGTTTTATTCCATTTCTGAAAGAACCACTCGTTTTCTACAATAAGTGATCCGTTTGTTGTGATGTAGTATTCAACGTCATCACCAAACATCGGATGTATTAAATCCATCAATTGATCAATGCGTTTGATATACAGAAACGGTTCACCTCCGTGAAAAGAAATTGACTTAAGATCTTTCGCATGTTCTTTCGCGAGAGTCATAAATTTTACGATCTCATCAAAGTCTCGTTTAAGAAGATTCTGTGAACCTATCTCATCCCGGATGTAAGATCGGTCACAGTAAACACAGTCGAAGTTACAAAAGTCTCCGAGGTATACTGTGATCGTCTTTATTCCAGTAAAGTCGAAAGACTTGTTTTGTTGATGCTGTTCTGTTCGTGTCTGAAGACGATTGTCGATATGCATTGGATGTAATAACACTTCACTATGTCTGAATCTGGATTGAACGTAATTTCTGGGTAGCCAAAGTATTTCGCGAGTGTATTATATAACTCTCTCAAATCATTTGCACCGAACCAGTCATTCATTATTTTTTCCGGTGGTTCGAGTGTATCGCGGATTTTCACGTAGTGTTCGAACATGCCTTGATCCAGCGTACGTCCTTCAAAGACTTCTCGAAAGAACGTAAGTTCAGCTGACATGATCTGAGGACCGAGCTCTTGAAGACGTTTGGCTCTCTTTTTTACATGCCGCATAAAGATCTTTTTATTTACATCGTGCTGAAAGTCAACATAAAGCTTAACGATCTTTTGGCACATATCGTCTGGGCGGAAGATTCGAGAACCGGTGTCAAGATTTCCTGCTGGGCACTGGTAGCATGCGTTCTGATAGTCACATGTACGGCACTGTTCTTCTGTCTCAAACATCTCGTTGTAAGCGTTTTGAAACGTCTTATACCGATCGACGTACACCTTGTCCTGAATAACGTTTCCAAGAACCGCGATGTCAGCGCCATTTGACTTTTGGTTGGTAAAGAAATAACAGCCAGAGAAGTCACCTGATGCATCGATGGCAACCATATGTGAACCAACCATACAGTTACTATCTTCCTTTTGGCCAACACCTTCTGAAAACTTAACATACAGATCTTCATACGTCTCAAGCGCGTTGAAGATCTTCGATCTCATCGACTGCCAGTTATCGTCTTTCCACGAGATGTACCCATGTTTTGAGTCGAGCACAAGAGGGTGTACAACCATGTTTCTAACACCTAGGCTGTATAACTCATCGATGAAGTTACCCATGTCCCGACTTGTTTCTTCTGAGAGTGTTGCACGAATTACAACTCGCATAGGATCATCGACAGTATCAATTGCTTTTTTGATAATACCACGAAGCTTATTCATCTGTGAAGGCGTAATCTCACGATGATCGATCGTCGAATTGAAAGTATCGAGACTGATCATCATATGAGTATACGGTTTGCTGAAATAGAACTCAGTGAACTCATCGTTGAGTAACAGTCCGTTTGTACACATTGAGATGTACGTTCCGCGATAGTCTTTATAGTTTGAACTGAGTTCTTCGTCGTAAGTCTCAATGAATTCTTTTATTAACGGCTTATGAATAAGAGGTTCACCGCCAAAGAACTGAAAGACCTTCTTTTGCCCGTTGTTTCTAGCATTCATCCAGTCATAGACTTGTTTGAGAGATTCCTTTGTGAACCGACCAAAGTCCTTGTTGTGTTGTTCATAACAATAAGAGCACGCTAAGTTGCATGCGTTAGTAAGCATAGCATTTACCTGAACAAGATCTTTAAATAAGGTTTCTGCTTGGGCAAAAGGGACTGCTTTTTCTTCAGACTTTGGAAGAACCGTGATGAGTTTATTTGACTTTTGACCTTTGCCAGATATATTGATAGTTTCAACACTTGTGACAAGAGCGCCTTCTTGATCTATGACCGAAGGTGTATGATTCTTTAACCTATTCTTTTGTGCTTCATTTAAGACTCTTCTCACATTCGCATAATTATTTGACATCTTAGATACTGCCTCGGGCACAGTTGCACTGACAATTTGATGTATAGTCATCACTAAATGTATGGCTGTGCTGAATCAACGCATCAAGCACATCGACCATCTGCCGAAAAGATGCGGCATCAATTGTTTGGCCTGACGTTTTTGCTGTAGTGGATCCAGCTGCTGTAAATGTACTCGTGTTATCTGCAACCATGTTTGTTATCCTTTAGCTACGATAAATTCTATCTTGTATTTGCCCGCAGTAGCAGTACGATCGTATCTATTTATAATTGAATCTATATTGTATTCTAATGTGATATATCCAAAGTGTCGAGTCGGGTCTACGTGAATTTTTCCGTCCTTCACTTTTACAGTTAAATTAGTTTTGATTTCTCTATCAAATTTTATCTTATTACCGTATTTACCAAAGTAAGTACCACCTTCATATTCGTGTATAACGAACTGGGACGTCGTAAAAATAGTATTCTTGTTTACAGTGTATGTTCCGGAACCTTCGATTCTTGGTGTTAAAAAGTATTCTTCTATTGTGGCATCATATGCATCCATCGTAAAGGCGTGATGAGAATTATTATACACATTTGAATCAATACTCGGCATTGCTACTAAATGTGGATTGAGTACACAAACAACTAATTCTGAGTTTTTTGTTTTTTTGAAAACGCAATAAGTTACTGTAGCAATAGAAGCTAATCCATCAATAGGATTGTTATCTCCACTTAAGTTAATCACGTTAAAATCATCATCTCGAGTATAGTAGTACGATTTAGCCATCAACGTTTTCTTATTCATGGCGATATTACTTAGTGGAGTTCCGAGTGCAACCCAAGAATGTTTTTCTAAATAACTGTACACTTCATCAAGATTAATAACTCTACTATTATCTGAGTCTAGACTAACATTAGGCGTTAAATATTCCTTTAGAATAAGTTGGCCCTTTGACTCACCAACTTCAGTATTCATACCAGAGTTATTTGTTTCTATTACATACTTAAACGATTCAGACTCAAACTGTTCGAGTATGGGCGCCTTTAATTTATGTATGCGTTCATCTTTCACTATATTAGCGAGTGAAGATCTTCCAGAATTAACTGGCATATATAAGCCGTTAAACGACCACTTATCGCCAATAGCAAGGTTCATTACATCAGTACAGTTTTCCCAAATGGGTGGACGCTTTGACGCCCATATAAATGCCCAGTTAATCATAGTGACCTAATATATGCTATAACTTCTTCGCTTGAATTGCCATCAAAGAATACATCAAACTTATCTTTGTGTTTTCTTAAAAAGTTTGAATAAGATTCTTGGAATAGATGCGCTGATTCTTCGCTTAAGTTTTCATGTGTGACAAGATGGTGAATACTTCGAGGAGTAACCCACCCAATATAGACGTGAGGTACATGTGGGCGATTGCCTGAATAAGCAATTGGTAAGACAACATGACCTTCAAGTTCTCTTCCAATATATACGTCTGATTCATATTTTAAGAAGATAAACTTATTCATATCGTGAAACGCTTCTTCAAAAAACTTTATATATGTGTCTTGATCTTGAAGGGATTCAAATACATACTTATAATCTCCACGCTTAAATGCATCAATGACGTCTTGAGGATATTCATGTTGAATTAAATTCTTTGCAACGATATCTAAAAAGTAAGCGTCTTCCATACAAAATTGTATAAAGTTATCTGCATGCCAGTTGTTGACCTTATTGCGAATAGCATTATTCACATCGTCAATCTCAATGTTCATCGCTAACACTACTTTTTTTAACATGGGTTAACCTCTATGTGCCGAAACATCTTATTTGAGCCACTGATAGAACACAGTTTAATGAAGTACTTGTTTACTCTCTCGTTCATATCATATTTATGCCAATCGATCATGTGGTGAAGATCTGTGTATGTTACATCCATTGGAGTATTGTTGTATGTACCTTTGACTAAACTTTCTGACGTCCAATCATATTCACTTACAAATGACATAGGATTTTCAGGATTATAATCGATCCATTTAACAGTGTTGATGCTCCAATTGATTAGATCGTCTAGTTTCTCATCATCACCAAATTCGTCGATGATCCACCTTTTTACTGCTTGATAAAAGTTATAACGGTTGATGTTGATCATGATGTTAATTAGTGCTGACATCTTTGCATACAATTTCCACGGTAAACCATCAAGTCTATAGTATTCGAAGTTAATCGCACTTTTTTCCTGTACTTTTTGCTGGGCCTGTAGTATAATGCTTTTAAGCACAGAAAATTGGATAGAGTCTAAGTATTCAGTGTTAATGAATGTTTTGTAGAATTTTTTATAGAATGTAGAGTGTGGTATACCGATAGAGTCTAGGTACTGAGTAATTCTACGAAGGTATCCTTCAGTCTCCATAGTAAAAATAATACCATCAGACACAAGCATCTCTACGTACTCTTCTCGAGAGTAGGACATAGTAGCTACTACGATCTTTGATGGCTGTACATACTCAGGTGCTTCAATTAGACCTCTTTGTTTGATCAAAGATCCGTCCATCAGAATGTCTTCTCGAATTACCGCATCCTTTGTAGATTCGGTTAAAGATTCAATCATTTCGAGTTTAAACTTTTTGATATAATCTGAATGTGAAGCAGGTGATGTGGGAAGAAGATGCCATGTATACTTTTCCCAGAATACATTTAGTTTTGCCATTTCACCTGCTGCGAAATAGTAGTTTTCAAGTGTCGTGCCGGGAAGACCTCGAATCAACTCTGCTCTGATTTTGATACCAAACTCTTCGCGGAGTTCGTTATAAGCTTTGAACTGCTTTTCCCAAGGTTCATCTATTCTGTCGATGTTCTTTAAGACTTGAGGATCCATATCTTGCATTGATATCTTAAAGCCGGATGCAAGCCCATGCTGAGCCATCAGCCTATCAATCTTGTACACATTTGACTTCTTAGACTTGCTTAATCCAGCAAACACTATTTCCTTTGGCAGGTCGTATTTCTTTTTAAGCTCACACACATATTCCATAATTTCGACATCACGATCTAGTTGACCAAGATTTGCCTCAACCATGTGAAGATCTTCTAATGCATTATTTTCTGCGAGCCATGTTAAATCTTCAATGATATCTTCAGTCGGTCTGAATGCAACCTTTGAGTTAATACCACCACTCCACTCGCAGAAGGTGCACCCGTATGGGCACCCGCGGTGAGTTTCGTAGATAGTCTGAAGTGTTACACCTGGAATACGATTATCGATCACATCTTTGATGTAGTCTTTATTACGTTCAAAGATTTTCTTTGGCCAAGTAAATGAACGCTTATGAAATGTAATAGGTGATGTAATATAACCATCATCTTTTGCCATTACTATAAAGGGGACTTTCATCCAATCTTTATCAGTCTCTATTTGATAGAGTAATTCATTGATGAAAGGTTCACCATAGCCATCGGTTTGACAAGTAAAATCTACATACGGGTATTTCTTAAAATAATCTGGGTCTTCCTTATATTCGCAGTAAGGCCCACCAAATGTAATGTAAATGTCTGGTCTATTTTCTTTAATCCGCCGAGCGACTTCTCGAGATAATCCTACGTTCCATACGTAGACGGAAAATCCTACAAGTGCAGGATCTTTTGACAAGATATCGTCGACAAGTTCTTGAACGTCGTTAGCCCTTGAAGAAGAAATTGGGTAGTGCCAATTCCACTTAGCACTACCCTTATAATTATCTTCTACATATGACTTAAACGACATCCACGCGTAATCATACACATTATCGCGTATAGTGTAATTTACATAAACAAAATTCATATTGTTCCTTAGAGGATAACAGCCTCTACCATTAATGCTCCATCTTCAAGAGCAATTGCGAATGACCATGCATTTCTTGTGTTATCTACCCACGCATAACCTGGAGTTGTAGAAGGTGCAAGTCTATCACCTTTCTTACATCCGCCAATTACCTTAACCGGAACTCGACCTTTGAGCGCAATCGCAGTTCCACCTTCGAGATTGTTATTCATAAGATACGCCGGCTTTTCTGAAACTACACCAAGAACTGAATGAGCATTATCAACATTAGCAGCTGTTACTTCTGCAGTGCCACCGACTGCAATAACTGTACCAACTTCATAGGCTTGATCTGCAAGATAATTTTCTGCAAGGTCAGCGTACTGGGCAGTCGTTGCAATACCATCAAAGGTAGTAGCAAATACAGTTGCGAATTTTAATGTAGAAGAGCCTAGGTTGTAAGAGTTTGTTGTATCTGGAAGAGCGCTACCACTATAGCGTAATGTTGGGAACGTCTTTGTACCGGATAGAGTTTGGTTACCGGTTGTACGTATAACGGTCGAATCGACTGCAAAGCTTCTATCTGCAGTTAGGTCGCCGCCGCCGCTTAAACCATCTCCTGCTGCGATATTTCTTGAAGTTCTTACGAGAGTGGTTGCTATTCTTGCATCAGCAATAGTTCCTGAAGAGATATTTGAACCGTTGAGCGATGTAAGTGATGCACCAGAACCAGAGAAGGCTACAGCAGTAATCGTGTTTGCCGCAAAGTTACCCGATGCATCTCGAGCTACAACCGTTCCGGCCGTTGCAAGGTTAGTTGCATCTACGTCCCATGTTACTGCAGCAGAGCCATTGAAGTTTGATCCGTTGAGATAGTTACCGGCAGTATGCGCTTGGTTTGTATTAGCAGTCACAGTAATATTATTTGCGCCGTTGAACGATACGCCATTAATTGTTCTTGATGTCTGAAGCGTCGTTGCAGTTGATGCGTTGCCGACAAGAGCAGCGGTAATGGTGTTTGCCGCAAAGTTTTGCGCCGCATCCCGAGCAACTATCTTATCCGCTGTAGACGTTGTCGTAGCATCAACCGCCCAAGTAGTAGCCGCTCCACCATTGAAGTTTGAACCGGTGAGATACGTACCACGAGTGAGTGTATTTGGTGTATTTGCTGTAATTGTAATTGCAGCAGAACCATTAAAGTTAACACCATTAATTGCTCGGGCTGTAGCAAGAGTAGTGGCTGTAGACGCATTACCTACAAGATCTGCAGTAATCGTGTTTGCAGCAAAGTTTTGTGATGCATCGCGAGCAACAACTTTTCCAGCAGTAGAGGTTGTCGTAGCATCAACCGCCCATGTAGTCGCAGCTGAACCGTCAAAGTTCGAACCGGTAAGGTACGTTCCGCGAGTAAGAATGTTATTCGTATTCGCAGTTACAACAATATTTGCTGAACCGTTGAATGATACTCCATTGATTGTCCGTGCGGTCTGCAAAGTAGTAGCGGTTGAAGCATTACCGGTCAACGTTGCAGTAATTGTATTCGCTGCAAAGTTACCTGAGACGTCTCTCGCAACCACTTTACTTGCTGTTGCTGCATCTGTTGCGTCAACATCCCAAGTAGTAGCGGCCGATCCATTAAAGTTTGAACCAGTAAGATAAGCACCACGAGTAAGAGTGTTATTCGTATTCGCCGTAACAGTGATATTAGCAGATCCGTTAAACGAAACGCCGTTAATCGTTCTTGCCGTTTGCAGGGTGGTTGCAGTAGTAGCATTACCAGTAAGAGCCGCAGTAACAGTCGTTGCAGTTACGGTATTTGCAGTTACGTTGTTCGCAAATAATTGATTCCAACGTCTCGCAGTTGAACCAAGCGTAAATGTTACGTTTGCTGTTGGTAAGATATTTGTATCAAATCCAGCACCGCCCACAAGCGATATGGTATTTGATACGTTTAGATCTTGCACATCGGAAGAGCTAAGAGTGAGTGTTACGTTAGACGAGAAGTAAGATGTACCATACACATACAGGTCGCGACGAATGATCATATCACGATCGACTTCAGCATCTACTTGAATATTCACACTGTTCGCAACATCAAGATCTTTTACGAAAGCGGTGTCCCAACGCATAAGATCTGCGCCAAGATCATAAGTCGTATTAGCGCCAGGTGAAACAGAAGTAGAGTTAGCAACAAGAGGTGTAACTGTAACAGTAGTATTGGCAAGGCTGAGATTCAACTCGGGCTGAGTACCAGTTGTAGCCTGAACCTTGAGAGACTTTGATGCACCTTTTAGGCGAATCTCATCTGTAGCTTCAAGCGCGGTGACTGTAGTATTTGCACCATTAAATGCGGCGTTACCTGCAACCGTGATCTGATTAGTAACAACTACGGTATTTGCAACATCAAGGTCTTTTGTCCAAGTTTTGTTCCATCTTGCGGATGTCGAACCGACGTCATAAGTGGTTGTTGTATCTGGTAATAACGCAGTTGAAGATACAATAAGCGGAGTAATAGTTGCTGATGTATTTGCAAGACTTAAATTAAGCGAATACAAAGTAGAATTTGTACTCTGAGTCTTCACGGTTCTTGCGCTTGTACCCTTGAGTCTTACTTCGCCAGTAGCTTCAAGAGCAGTGACTGTAGTGTTCGATCCAGTAAACGCAGCATTTGCAGTTACTGTGAGGATGCCATCGATGTTTGTGTTCGAATTAAAATCAGCTAAGCTATTTACTACAAGAGAATCTGAAGCATTGAATCCGAGTGTGATTACATCAACGTTTGCATTGAGAGAAGCAGCAGTTACTATTGTGTTTGAAGTAACATCAAATGTTGTACCATCGATATCAACCCGTGTGCCGGTAAACTCAGAACTTGTTCGAACAAACAACTGACCAGCATTAATGGTTGTATTTGCTGCAGAAATTAAAACCGTCTTAGTCGAATCAATTGCAACGTTACTCGTAAACGTAGTATTGTTTGAATTTACAGTAAAGTTATCGGTGTTAGCTGAGATACGAACAAGCGGTGACTCTGAAAAGATGGTGTTTGATACTACGATTAAGTCGCCACCAGTGCTTGTAGACCCACCTCTTAATCCATTTGATACCACAACTGTATTTGCAGAGAAAATGCCTTGTAGATGAGCATTGCCAGTAGTGTATCCTCCAACCGTTACGTTCGGCTGTGGTTGGGTTACTGATGTGAGTACCACGGTTCCCATATCATATACGAGAGAGTTGGTAGTGTCAATCCATGAGGCAAAAGTATCTGTTGCCTCAACGTTTGCACCTGCAGCTAAATAGATGTGTGCCTTTGCCATTACTGCTTACTTGCTCCTAATTCTCGTACCGCCTGGCGGATGTCTAGCATCATAGCCATTATGTCTTGCACATTACGCTCGAGTTTATCTAAGCGTAATGCATCTTGCTTTTTTCGTTTATGCTCTGTGAGAGCTCTTCTATTTGTATTTATTAGAGCTCTCGTAGATATATCACGAGCATAATCTTTTTCTTCGGTTTGAACGTGTTCTTGCATTATGACAGCGCCAGTACTCTAAGATCTTTAAGGCGAGGTACTAAGTTGTAAGAGTTTGCAAGAAGTACAATCTTCACTGCAAAGTACTTATAGTTAGTGTAAAGCGCACCATCTGGATCTTTATAGTTGATTGTATCGCCATTCATGTAAGCGCCGAGACCATTTCCAAGAGTAGTAGTACCAAGCTGATACTCGAATTCACGGTAATCTTCGCGATTAACAGAAGATGAAGTCGAATCGGTTTCAGGTTTAATATACATTCTTGTCCATTCAACTTCTTTAAAGTTTCTTGGATCGGTAGAAGATAAGAACTTAGTATACACACGAATATCTGTACTCGTTGGTTTATATGCACCAAGAAGAATACGAATATCTTCTGCATCCATACCATCTGCAAGTTGTATCATTCTCGAGACGTACTTGGCATCAGCATCACCGAGGCCTATTCTTTCATCAGCGTCTGTTGCGGTATTATTTACCATGTACTCGCCAATCATGACGGTAGAAGCTTCAAGGTTAATAAGCGGTGAAGTGTCTTTTGTAGTTGTAGAAGTATTTAACATATCTACAGTTAAGGTAAAAGAAGCAGTTCCCGTATTATTACTTCTACTCTGAATAACGTAAGAATCATTAGTTAGATAGTTTGTAGCGTTAAAGGATAGGTCACGGGCGGCTGTTGCGGTGCCGTTATAAAGTTTATCTGCGGCGAGTGTAGTACGAGTCTTTGAGAAGTTTGCTCGACTAATCATTGGCTGCATGTAGCTTATGTTTAGATCATCGACACTTGTAACCGTTACAGTGGCACCAGAGGTTTCACCACGAAGAGTATTTGCTGCAGCAAAAATGAATCCAGCTTTTGCAGTTGATCCTTCAAGGATCATTTTTGCTGGAGCATTCGCATTGAAGTAAATAAGCTTACCGACTGGAGACGTATAATGTTCTGCAAGAGCAGATACAGAATAACGCGATGGCTCAAAGAGAGTCATTTGTGTGTCGCTATTGATCGTTTTGATTTTAAGCGTTTGGTAAGATGATCCGTTATAAGTAACGATATGACTATTCACACTGTAATCAGATGTAAACGTTGTAGCCGAACCAGTTACGATATTGTTTCCTTCGACGAGTGTTACTGTACCTGTAAGGTAAGAACCCTTTTCAATGAAGACTTCTTCAGAATCAGCAAATGTTCCAGTAAGATTAGAGATCGTAAAGAATTCGTGATTATCATTTGTTAAGGTGACATCACCAGAAGCAGCACTAAATCTTGCAGCATAAAGTGTAAACTTTAAGTTTTCATTCTGATAAGGAGTCCAAGTTCTTGCGTTTGTAGAAGTAAATAGAACGCCAGCGTTTGTATCTGCAACAACCGCAACGTTTGTATCGACGTCTCTTTCACCTGTGCGAGATATCCATACTAGATAATCTGGATCGTTGCCATCTGGCGCAATTACAACCGCGTATTCAGTATTCGTACGAAGTGCGACTGGTGCTTCAAATGTTATTGTAGTTGCTGTCAGCGCGTTTGAAGCAGGAGTAACTGTTCCAGCATTTACTTGACTTGCTTTGAGATAAACCGAAGCAAAAGGTAGAGCAGGACCAGTTGGGAATCCGTTTTGCACTTCTCTGATTTGAATGCCTACGCCTTTACCAGCTCTGCTTTTTTTCGCAAAGTATAGATCAAGCTTAGTAATAAACACGTTAGTGTCTGATGAAGCATCTGGATCAATGATGAAAGTTTGTGCAAGCGGGTCTGAACCTCTACCGCGACTTTCTGTAGTAATAGTAGTATCAAGATCAAACTGTGGAGGAATTGTCGTAGTTGACAAATTCGTCTTAGTTACTGCAAAGTTGAAAGCGCTGTAATTCGTCGACGAATAAGAAGTAGCAGCATCTTTATCTGCGATGTCTGTTACGTCAAGAATTTCAAGCTTTCTGTCGCCGACAAAGAACGTATTTGCAGGAATTTTAAACACTGCTCGTAATACACCATCAGAATCAGATAGAATAACTCGAGGACTTCCATTAAATGCTTGTGTACGTGCAACGATAATACCATCAGCAAGTTGTTCAGCATCGGCATCAGCTCCGTTCACCACATGGTTATTGACATCAACTCCATCAAAAAAGAAAAAGAATCGAGTATTTGGACGCAAGCCTACAACACGAATCTGAATTTGGCGGCTTCTCATGTAAGGAAGGAAGTTTACATCAGTAACAAAATCGCCAAGATTTTGAGTAGTCGCTTCACCAGTGCCAACTTCAAGCTCAGTTGTAGTAATCTCAGTCACTCTTCTTGTAAGTTGAGTGCGTTGAGTTGTGGTAAGTGGTACTACTTCACTGAGTGCTTCTGTAAATTCAATGAATGGTGTTGCCAAATCAGTTTCAAAATTAATTGCAGGAGCGCGAACTGTATCTGGGCCAGTGTCATATGTAGGGTTGATTTGCATCTTACCAACATAATTATAGAAACTAGTGGTGCAGTTCTTCAGGGCAGTAGCGTATGGCTGAGAAGCCGAATCAAGTACGTAATCGGTCTTATTCAGAGTTACTGCTTTGTTCGCAAACTTTGTAACGTTTGTTCCAGTAGAATACTTTAAACCAAGATTATACTGACGAATCTTTGGGGTAATATTGTCTAAAGTCGTATCAATAGCAGCAGCAAATTCCCCACCGTTTACATCGGCTAAGAACAAATTCTTGAAGTTATCGACGAAGATACCGTTTTTAAATCTATCAGCACCAGATGAATCTGTAACAAGAAAGTCTTTTGCTTTATTCTCGAGAAGGGATAGTGATGTATAGTATTCAAGATTTGAAATACGCTTATCAATCCCACCAATATCTTTCATTGTGTATCGACGGGTTTGGTTTGATTCAATCGACACACCATATTCAGGCTTACCGATTCTATTTGCGCTGTTTGTATCAAGTGTTGGGAACGGCGGAACATCTAAACGTGCTAGCAACATACCCTTCGTTGGTTCTGGTGGATACGAAGAATTTTCTGCTGGTACACCTTTTACAAGCTCAAAATCACCATTCTGATCAATAACAAGAAGATCTTTTCTGCTTAGGTAATAAGAATACTTCGTATTAATCTTTTGTCTTGGGGCAGGGAATTCAAGATTTGCGAATGTTTCAGTGATCACGGGGTTAATCGTAGCACTTGATGCTGTTTCAGAATATGCTGCAGTGTTTGAAGCGTATGGACGAAGATCAATTACGTCTCTGAGATAGTACTTATTGCCGTCAGCTGCAGTGTAGGATGGAATGCTTTCTGTACGAATAGCATTTGCTGGAAGCACAGTTGATGCATCATCAACTGGATAACTATCAACCGCAAAGAAGTGACCAACCGAGTCGCCTTTCTTAAAGACTTTTGCTTTTACAATAAGCTTATCATTAGCACCGACAGTAAATGTTTTCTTTTTTCTAATTCTTGACAGACCATAATAATCATCATACTGATTTGTAAGCAGATCAAATTGTGTCGATACATTGTTAGTTGCGCTGCCGTCTGTAGCGTTTGTTTCAAGAGTAGCCCAAGCAGTTGCGCTTGTGCCTCTCCAAACACCTTCAATTGAATATACATCTGGCAGACCCAATGAATAGTTACCAGTTACACCACTCGTGTTTGTATTTGCCTGAACTTTTACATACACTGTTCTAAGTAGTTTGTCGTCAAATGCAACTGGCGTTCTTTGCGCATTATAGTAAATTGAAACCGGCAAAGATGTAGCAGGATTCTTGACTAAATTAACAGTGATAGTGTTTAAATTTGAATCAAGCGTAGCAGAAGAAATTTCTAAAATCTCAGCATTTGCAACCACAACTCCTGCTGCAGCCTTAGCACTAATTATGAAGTCAAGAAGATCATCACTTGGTAGTGCCCCGCTTGCGTAAGGGAAGATGTCAGCTGTACTAAAGCTGAACGTATTTGTAGTAATTGTGATATCAGTTGATGTTCTGTAAATAAAGCTAGTTTCGGTTTCATCTACTGATTTGATAAATGACTTACCGATTGGGAAAAATAACTTATTGAATGATGCATCAACTAAGACTGCATTGCCTCCAACGAGAGTAACGGTAGCACTGCCAAGAGCCGATGTAATTGTACGAGTGTCTTTAAATGAATATCCAGATCCCATCTTTACAGCAAAGATGTAAAGGCGATATGCTGATGCGCTTTCCTTCGTAACAGAACGCACTCGAGCAGTACCAATAGTAGTACCACCGGTGTTCTTGAGATTTACCTGCTCAAACGTTGTAAAGTCAAATCTACCAGTGTAGCTTGTGACGTTAACATACATTCCGTAGTTCGTATTAATGTCTTGGTTCTCAACGGTACTGAAAGTATTTGCTTCATCGATTGGAAGCTTAATCTCATTAATAAGTTCAACACGTTGGCCATCAACATACGCGAGTCCTGCACTAATATACGCATTAATATTGGTTGGCGTAACAGGGTCTCTATCAGATCTAATCTTAAACTTCGAGACTACGTAATCACCTGATTCTTCTGCAGTACGACGCTCCATTTCTTTTTCAATAGTGCTGTACTGAGTTTGTAGTCGACGACGTACTACTTTACCATTTGCATATTCTTGAATAGCAAAGAATGTTTCATCTGCCTTTGCTTCTGCAATGGTTTTAACCACGAGAGAAGGTGTTAATTGTAAGCGATCAGCGCCAGGAGCATTAAAGTTGTTGAAGCCATTTGCGTTGTCGAGTAAAGACGAATCCTCATTACTGTCAACAATGCTTTCAATTGTCTCAAATCCTACAACTAAACCATCAGGTGCGCTTGAATATTTTGATACAATCGTAAGAGCATTCTCGAACCGAATGAAGTGACCCTTTTGGTAAATAATACCTTCACCACATCTTACACCATAACCGGTTCCAATTGGATTTGTATCAACAGTTGTTGGAGCAATAGTAACAAGATGAAAATCTGTAACATAGTCGCCGCTTGCATCTGCTGCCTTCAGCTGAATTTCTTCACCGGCAGCAAACGTTTTCACGTTAGTATTTGCTACAACGTTACCCTTTGTGTATTTTAAGAAAAGAGTACTTAGGTTTGGTGACTGGGATTCTAGACCATACTCGGTAGCAATAATGATAGCTTCAACGCCGGTTTGCTGGCCAACTGCTTTCATGCCAACATACTGATTGACATCAGTTGATACTTCTGCACCAGACGTATTTTTAGCAATATCAAGAACTTTAGCGTACGGAAGTTTTCTTTCTTCAACAAAGTTACCACCCTGAATGATGGTACCCTCAGTCAGAATGTTATCACCGAATCTTTCAATTTGATTCTGAAGAATAGTTTGTAGTTGTGTAAGTTCACGAGCTTGCACCGCAACTGCAGGCTTAAACAAAACCCTATGAAAGTTTTTTGCTTCATCAAAATCGTCAAAGTACGGCGATTGATTAAAGTCGGTGTTAAGACCCATTATTACTTACCTCTATTAAAATTCGATGACAAGTTTAATTCTTTCAGTTTGATCAGCGTCTCGAGTAATTGGCGCAAAGTTTTCAACATACATAATTTCGCCACTACCATCTACTAATTTATTCTTACTTGAATCAATACCAGTCAATGATGCAATTGCTTGTGATGTTTGACCCTTAAAGCTATTTATGGTGTTTGTCTCGTCATCACTTAAAAGAAATGCACTATGTCCACCTGTTACCGCAATGGTACCAGTAGTACCGGTGATATCTACTTCGTGCACAACAGCTACAGCTGTCGCATCTAGAGTGTTATCATAGTCTGTTACGGTCGCAGTCGCTCCAGATGTTAAACCTGTTACAGCGTTGTTTACTGTAAAGTAGCTTGTTGGAGAAGAAATAGTTAAGATGTTTGTATATCTAGCAACAATTGTACCGGTTGCGGTAATAGGACTATTGTTCTGCGATACGATTTCGCCGTCAACAAACGCATACGCAGTGTCAATACCCTCAAGTCTTAATTTGATTACATTTGTTGAGAGAGTTTGTGATAATCCAGATTGCACAACTGTCTCATCTTCAATAAATCCACCATACGCTGGAAGGCCTGCGTCAATGACTTCTACTTGATAAATGTCTCTTTGGTCAAATGTTTCGAATGAACGATCAATTGATTCTATCAGAGCTGTGCCGCCTGTAGTGCCACCAATGATGATTGTGTTATTTGATCCTACTGCAGATGTTTCGAAGAACCCGCGAATATCAGTTAGAGACACTGTATTTGCAGAAACGCCGGTAATTGTTGCATATGCTCCGGTTGATTCCTGGCTTATTATTTCTCCGACTTGTAATCCTGTAGATGCGGCGGTTGTAGTAAGTTGTAAATCTCCGTTTTTAAATAATGGGTCTTTAATAAGGGAAATTTTTCTATAATCGTTTTCAACCGGAATCGTGCCAGATTCGGATCCAGCAAAGGCAACTGATATACCAACTTTGCTTGCATAAAGTTCGTTGATTATATCGCCGCCATGGCCTTTTGGTGGAGAAATAACTGCTCTAGCTACGGCAGAGGTTGTAGTCGCGACCGCAGTTGTTCCGGTATTTCCAACTACTTCGACTGACGTAAAGGTATAATCTGAACCTCTGTTAATAATTTCAATGCTTGATATCGATCCATTATCAGTATTAACAACTGCTCGAGCTTTTGCGTTTGAACCATCTCCGCCAATAAAAACACGAGGAGCAATGATAAAGGTACTTGTTCTGTTTGGAACCGTTTCAAATGGATGGTCAATAACGATAGTACGTTCGCCGCCGGTTGTAAAATAGTCAATGATTGTTCTTATTTCACCATCACCTGGCCCGCTATCAATATAGATAGAGCAGTTCTCGTAAAAGCTATCATTTGCAGAAAGTGTTATATCAGAACTTTCAATCGTATAATAAAGTGGATCACCTCCAAGAGATGAGTCTTTAATGTTGCCTGTTGCATAACTACGGTAAGAAGACCCACCATTTTCTACAATAATCGTATCAATTGATCCTGACACCGCGTTTGCAGTTACGTCTGCGTTAATGAATACTGGTGCGTAATCATTTGTAGCAAATTTAAACCACTGAGATGCAGTGATCGTATACATATACTTCCATTGGTATCCATCAGCGGTAACATAAAAATCGTCATCTGGAGCGGTTTCAGACCGTCTTGGTTGTGAAGTTGAAGCAGCTCCACCATTATTGTTTAAACACTTAAACACATGGTATTCGTTTGCTTCTTGCGATATCACATAAAAATTAGTTAATTCAAGATTTGCCGTCTGGGTGTCATACATGTCATAGACAGTACCAGATATCCATTGTACATTTCGAATCATATGCACAACATCAGAACTTAATACGTGCTTACCAAAGATTAATTCGTCATACATTTCATAATGCGCAGCTGAAACACTATTCACTGGTGTCGGCGGAAGTGAATCACTTGGAAAAGGAGTGTTCCTATGCGCACCAAGATAATAAATAGTGTTCTGCGGTTCTGTTAAAGATTCCACAAACTGTTTAGCAGAATGAGTTCTAAACTTATTAGTAATCAGTTTCATTTATTGTCCTTACGCCATCGCTACAGTTCTGCTTGCTTCAATCATGGATGTACCGTCTGAAATGAATTCAATTACAAACGTTCTTGCTGTTGTTGTACCAGTTGCGAGTGTGCCAGTTGTCTTAAATCCTGTTCCGAAAGTAATAGTATAAGAAGTAGTACCACTCGTTAGGATAATGACTGATGCTCGAGAACCTGCAGGAGCTACGGTTGTAGTAAATGTTGCGGTGGCAGTCGGTGTTACTTTTACCGCAGTATTTGTTCCAAGCGCCATTGCAGTAGTACCGTTTGCATGAGCGGTGTAGCCGCCATAGATCTGTTGACTGGACTTAATATTACCTACTACGTCAAGCTTCTCTGTAGCAGATAGATTATTAACACCGACGTTACCTAAGAAATAACTAGGAGCAGTGCCACCAGCATAGAAGTTCCATGATGTGCCCCCGCCTGTCGCAATTGGGTTATCACTACGAACGCCAAAGGTTGTTTTTCCAGTCACAATAGTTGAAGCTGTTGGTCCAACCACATACACACCGTAGTTATTATTTGCGCCTATTAACGCATTCGAAATAAAGCCATATTGATTTGTAACTGTTGCTGCTGCTCCAATTGTTCCTCCCGTAGCTCCGTAATGGGCTAATGTCGGAAGAGTAAAAGCAGAGTTTGCTACAGTTGGAGAAGTTCTAAATCCATATGCTGCAGTGGTTACATCACTTTCAATTTCAGAAGTTAAATATGCGCCGTACGAAGTCGCGCCGCCAGTAATATCTTTGCGAAGATACAAACCAACTGTGGCAGCTGCAGCGCCTCCAAGTCCAATTCCGCCATCCTGTCGCACTGTTAATCTTGTAGCAAGAGTACCTGCATTCCTCGTGCTAATATTTATGGAACCATTTTCTGCAGAGCCTGTTACGGTTGTAGCTTCAGCCCAAATTTGAACATAGTCTACTGCAGCACCAGCACTGTTTTTACCTCTAAAAACTATATTACCGATATCATCTCCATTTGCTGGAGAAGCGCTGTTTCGATAGAACACAATATCGGGCGCGCCAGTTGCACCAGCGTCTGTACTTGTCACTACGAGAGCATCACTCGCCGAAGATGTTGTAAAGGTGAATGAACCGTTACCAACCATACTTTTTAATTCAGCAGATGTGATCTGCTTTTCGGTATTTGCGCTTACATCGTAAATTATGAATGAGTCCGTCGCAGCTACATCAGTACCTACGATAGGCGTTAATTGGCTTATTGTCGTATTTGCCATTATACTGTAGTCTCCTTGCGGACTGTTAAGTTATCTCCAGATTGTGTAGTTAATACTAGTCCTGATTGAGTAACTAGCTGATTCACAACCGGCATTGTTTTTGTAATACTACTTTCAATAATTGTAGTCGGTGTAGATACATGAGAACTTTTAACCACACTACCAAACATTCTTGTTCCGGCAACGTGGAAAACTTTCTTTAATATACTTTCATACCGATTCAGTGATAAGCCCGACAACACATCATAAGAGTATTCTTGATAGTATTTATTGTCATGAATTTTCTTCTCCGAGTTAAGATGAGAATTCGTTGTTCTCCAATAACCTTGACTCGTTCCTTGACGTTGTGTACTAGTCGTTGCTGTAATAATAAATTGATTACCTTCTCTCTCGAGAGTAACCGCGCCATCATTAATGTAACCGAACCCAGAGTCAACCACTTCAAGTCCAGTAGCAACACCAGAAGCAGAAATTGCTTCGTCGTAGATGTGAGCGTTGTGCCCTATTGGATTGGTTGCTTCATCTGTAATGGCTTCTACGAGTGTAGCTCGAGCACCAGTCACACTACCAATTAGATCATATCCATCACTAAATGCAATTGCGATAGATTTTCTTTTAAGGGATATTTCGCCTACGCCGTTCGTAATGTTAATTGCACTAATTGTACCCTTTACAGAAGTAGAACTTCCGATTACTTGAGTAATTTCTTCACCTATAGCAAAAGAACCGTTTGTAACTCCAGTGACTCTTAAAATTAAGTCTCTTCGCCCGTAAGCTGCAACGTATCTATTACGAACATCGATAAAGGGAGCAGCCGTGTATTCTGTACCTGGGTTAATTCTCGACAGAAGTGATATTCCGCCAACATCCATTATTACGGTGTCTAGTGCGTCTGCAATTATATTACCGCTTTCAGCGTTCGGGTTCTTTGGGAATCCATAGCCGTAATCCATTTCTACTACAAGCGTAGCATCAGTGCCAGCCCCGTTTCCGGGAAGAGATAACGTCGGTTCTTGATAGTAACCGGACCCAGGTACGTCAACTGTGATAGATGTTATAGTGCCACTTCCATCACACGTAATAAATGCACTCGCCGGAGCAGTTGGTGTACCGTTTGCAAAGCCACCTCCTAAGAATGTAATACGGTCATTTGTAGTATACCCAGTGCCGGCACTTGTAATGTCGACACCACTCACTAGACCAAAACCAGAATTTTGACCATTAATTTGAATTTGAGTATATGGCACACCTGCAATATTTGTACCGCCTACGATATCGCTGTATATCGTAACATTTTCTTCTACATCAGATAGCGCCCCAATTTCAAAGTTTGCACCTTTACCACCGGGAATTCTTGTGATTTCTGCCTGAATCTCGATAATTACGTTATTCGCATCCCTTGGTGGAGAAAGCAAATCTTCACGTTTTGTATATACATAAGATGTATATGTGTTCGAATAAAAGAACGGAGAGGTATTTCCATAAACACCGATTGAAGTGGTGTTTTGGCCTATTATGATACCTTCAACATGAGCGGTATTCGCTAGACTAATAATACCGTTAGCGTCATTGTTTGCTTCTAGATATACAGTAAATGCACCAGCAGCATCGTTTGTATTTACCGTATATATTAAGTTTGACTTGTCACCCTTAATTTTTTTAGTAATATCAAAATCTCCAAACACCACGTCGACTATTATTGTATTCGAAGAGTTGTTAACACTTGTGACTCTACCGCGAGCTCCAATCAAAGTGTTTGGAATATTAACCGAAGTTGGAAGTGCTTCGGCCCCGCTCGTTTTACCCACAATAACAGTGTTCGATGATGTACTGAAAGTTCCCCAAGACGGTTCTAATACTACATATGCAGTATTCGATTCTGCAGAAACATATTCACCATATGCATAGTTTGTTAACACATCAAACTGGTTTGCAGTAAATGTAATAGATCCTGCAGTAAGAGGACTCTTATTTAGGGTTATCTGTGTAGAATTAAGTACACTTGCTATGCGTGTTCCAGATTTAAATGCACCGGTGCCGGCAGTTTTTGCTAATGGTTGTCCAGCAATTAAGTTACTCGTCGATGCAACTGTAATAACAGTGTTTCCAAGGGATAACGTAGAGGTTAAACCAGCGACGACAATTCCGTAAGTTTCATACACATATTGTTCAACCGTTTCACCGTTCGTAAAGGTACCCGTTGGACTTGTGACGTTGATTATGTTTTTGCTTTCTTCTGTGATAGTTTCGCCTACAGAATATCCAATGCTATTACTACTCAAAGTAAGAGCGCGTTGTGTAGCAAACGTTCCAGAATTCGTTAAGATTTTGATGATGCCATTACTTGAAGCAGATTGAGTGATAGCCCCGTTTGCCACAGTATTTGATACCGATACAATTGTACCATTCGCCACGAGCGCACCTGCGCTAGTTCTGCCGACAATGTACTTTCCAACTAAACCATTCGCAGATAGAATATCGTCTGCGCTTTGCACATTAATGACTTCAATCGGCTGATAAACTTTTTCGTACTGGAGATATGATTGATCTGGGTTATTAACAAATAAGATAGCGTCGGAAAGATATACGTCAGTGAGTCCGTCTGTAGTAAAACCCCATCCGCCATCTACAATTGTAAAGTCAACACGGCCAGTTGCGTTAACCACGTTGGTTACTTTCACAAGACCTTGCTTACCTTCTTCAGTAACAACGTTAAAAACATCACCTACTGAATTGTTACGTCCTCCTAGTACTACACTAAGAGATGTCATAGACCCTTTGATTCGAGGAGCTCTTGCAATGACCCCGTTGTCAGTTACTCGTTCCCCTGTTATAAAGTTTCCACGCAATCCACTTAGATAAAATACATCAAAGATCTTACCTTTAATTCTTTTACGTACAATACTTTCAACAAAAGCCTTTGCACCAGATTTCACTCCAGTGATTTCTTTATTGAGAAACGACGCGTTGCGTGATGAAATTGTTACTTCAAGGTAAGAAGGCTTATACCAGTCTGAGTCAGAAGGTTTAAGAACGTCTTCACCTGGATAATATACATTCACGTCTTCTTCGAATAAAAGCTTCATTAAAAGAGATAGAGATTCTTTTGAGCCTTTTGAACGATAGTAATTCACAATATTCTTAATTGCAAACTTTGTATCAGTTCTAAATTTAAACGGAAAATCTGCTAAATATGTTTCCTTGAATGATTTTAAGAAGTCATCCATTGAGGTATCAATATCGCGCATATCAAACATTTGGCGTGATATTTTAGAAGCATAACGATTGTCTGATTCTAAAAATTCATAATAGGCCTTTGTGAAAGCGACTAATGCTTCGCCTTCTTCACGGTAAATATCAGGAAATTGCGTCTCAATTAATTGAGAGATGTCCTTAGTGAAGTTAACCATATTCATTAGTCGTTAACTCCAACTACATTAACGTTAACATCAGACGTATTTGCGCGAATTGAAAGTATGCGTGATTTTGGAGCAGTAATTGTTTGTGCTACAGGACGGGCAAACAATTTAATTTCAGAACCATTGTACGCACTTACATTTAGGTTTCGAATAATAACTCTACCGGTATCATAATTAACACTTCCAATATTTTGGTTGACCACAACAAATGAATCGCCTTGTAGACGAATAATTCTAAGTACACCAAAGCCGTTATCCTTAATAAGGCACGACACGCCTCGATACGTAAATGTAGAAGAACGAATTGCCGGCTTATGTGTAGCGTATATTTCACCCGGTTCGATATGCTGATCTCGAATCAATTCATTTGCAAACGACATATCGAAGTTGTTTGAAATATTTAAAGTTGGATTTAACGGTATAATTGGTAATACTTCAATATCGTTCGAAATAATATTAGGATCTGCCGCGTCAATGGCGGAAGACAAATTAGATTGTTTGAAACGAATCTTAAAGTCGTTGAGATACGTATCACTGTAAGATTGAAGAGCTGCAGTTACCTTTGAGCGAATATCTGTTTCACCAAGAGCAGTCGTTTTTGTATTAAAGTAGACTGTTGTATTAACAGAAAGATACATGAAGTCTGGTGATATCACTAAAGGTTCAATACTTACAGGTGATCGATCTCGTAGGAATGAAGCATATGTTCTCTTATTATTTTCTGATACACCATCAGCGTCTTGTACATCAACTGCAATTACAACACGGCCATAACGTGGAGGTGTTAATTCTTCTCCGCCATATACCGAAACCGCTTGAATTTCTGGATAACGAGTTTTAAGAAGCACCTCGTAGTCAGAAGCAGTAACTGCTCTATCTTGAACTTGAATCGATCGTGGTGCATAGTACTTGATCGATTCAATCGATTCGCGTTCAGCCCCACCTTCAGACCCAACTGAGAGTGTAACAGTGGTTGGATACCCTTGGATATTCTCAGGAATAGCAAAACTCGTAATACCGTTTGCTTCATCGGCGTTCGTAATCATGTACTCTACATTTAAGACGTTACCAGCAATTGGTTGAGCACCAAAACTGTCTTTACCAAATACAATCTCATACTTGTTATCTTCTGCTGCTTGTATGTAAAAGACTTTTGCGTCAGTTTCAACACCAAAAATTGAATTTCTTAAAACATATTCGGTAGAAGTAGTTGAAGTACTATTTTCTTTTACGTACACTCTTACGGTGCCGGTGTTAACTGCGTCATTTGATAAAATGAATCTTTCATTTAGATCACCTAGCACTTCAAACGATTCGTTTACCCAGGCGCCTTCAATAATTTCAAGATTGCTATAAGAATAAGCATTATTCAAAGGATATATTGTTACAGCTGATGTGTTATAGAAGTTAAAAGTTTTTGATCCACATTGAGCAGTAAACTTAGTCTTCGATGGAATAGTCACAAATGAAGGGTTATCATTTACACTAAGAGTAAGATTCACTCGTGCCCGCGCGCCAGTGCGAGACCGTGGAATATAGTTTAGGCCTTTTGCATGAGAAACAACTGACTCGCGTAATTGCGCAGAATCAAGAAACATCTCATTGATTGCCATGTTTGCATAGAAGTTGTTTTGAAAGGTGTTATAAGCAAGAACGTCAAGAAAGACGTTCATGTTTGAACCTTCAAAATTGTAGTCCTTAAAGCGGTCCTGCCCTTGCAAAAAGGTTTTCAGATTATCTTTGATCTGAGAAAAATCTAATTCAGTAATAGATGTTTGGACTGCCATTATCTTACCCTATCGAGTGTGAGTGTGAGAACTACTGGTTCTTCTCTATTTATTATGTTAAACGTGATTATGATACCAACATCATTTGAGTCAAGTGAAGCTAAAATGTCTATTCCAAGTATGCTACATCTTGGTTCATAGTTTTCGATGGTAGTACGAATCAATTCTTTTGCTATTATAATCGTATCAGTAGAAATGTTTTCAAACAATAACTGGCGGATATCGCATCCGACATCTGGTTGAAATAATCTTTCGCCTCTATTCGTGAGTATTAAATTACGAACTGACTCTTTTACTGAATTCTCATCTATCTTACGAGCAAGGTCGGCGTTAACAAGACTTTGAGTCATGTCTTTAAAGAAGTCAGAATACGTTTCTGTTCTTCGTGAAAGTGGTGTAATTGCCATGACCCTATCCTTTATTCAGTATTTATTGAGCATTGCTTGGTGCCATGGCTGGACCAGATGGCAATTTATTAATTTCGTCTGGAGTAAATCTTGGATTAGCCCCTGATATGTGATCTGCAATTGCCGCAGCAATAAGTTGTGGATTGCCGCCGCCCCAAGTACGGGTGTTGCCTAGATCGATATGCGTAAACTTTGTATTACTATTTGGGTAATGACCAATACCACCAACACCTTCTCTGCTTGCAAGCTTAACGACGAATGCTCTTTCTTCTGCAGTTAAATTTGCGCCAGAAATATCAAGAGCCATACCTCTCATATGTAAACTGTTCTTTGCAACACCCTTTGTACTTGTTGCAAGTTCAGCATTCTTTTCAGGTGATCGATAAGCGCTATTAATCGTAAGAGGTTTACCGATTGCTCTCGCAATTCGGAATGCGATTACATAAAGCATTGGATGATGGTTAATGACATAAGTCCATCCTCCTCGTCCTGACCGTTGATCAGCAACAGGAGTAGCAGCGTGTGTAATCGTAACATCTCCAATACTCACACTTCCGCTTGTCGAATTAAAGAGCTGTGTTAAGAATGTACGTTCATCACTACTTATCACAGGATCACGTAGTTTACCATTTCTTTGCGCTGCTTCTTCAGTGATAAGTCGAGGAGTTTCAGGTGCCATTCTTGGCAAACCGGCTTCAACCGACTTTGCTGTTCGCTCGTTTGACATCTGCTTAATACCGTACTCAGCTAAAGCAAAGTTGTTAAACATGCTCTTCAAAGAATCGAGCGGTGATTGCATAAAAGAGGTAATACTATCTGAAAGTTGACAAATTATCATTAAAAGATGAGCCATGGCTTCAGGCGTCAGTTCTTCAAATTGACCTGCAAGTTTTGCAATGATTTCTTCAATTTTATCTTTAATTGATTGAATACTTAGATCCGATAAGAATTGCTTTACTCTTTCAACTCTCTTCATAAATCTACCAAAAGCCGCCTGTATTTGAAAAGCGTAAGACTTAATTTGATCAACAAAATTATTAATCATTGAAAGAATTCTATCTTTTAACTCATCGACCATTTCTTGAAGCATTAACTTCCAAGCATTTAATCTTGCGATTACACTTGCAAGAGAAAAGTTTTTAAGTTCATTAATTAGCTTCGCACCGGCAGACAAAAAGCCAATGATTTGGGCAAGCTTATTTACGAGTCCAGCACAACTATTTCCTGTCGCTCTTTTCGCAAAATTAGGATCAAGATAATACTCCATGAGATCAAACACGGTTATTACCTGTGGAGAAGGAAGCGGAAGTAAACTAATTTGATAGATATCGTTGTCAGTGTATCCCGCCCATTCTACAAATTCAGCAAAATCTCGCGGCGTTAATGGATCTACAGTTTGACGAGCAGTAATGATAGTATATGTTGTAGGAAGCTTTGCTATTAAATTATTCAATGAAGATGCCATTAGCGAAATATTATGGCGAGCCAATGCATCGCCGTCATATGATATACGTTGATCGACACTTAATACTCGCTGAAGTGCTTGCTCAGGAGTAAGTATACGCGGAGAAAATTTTGAACCAATAGAATCAAATGTATTACAAGACATTTATTCTTCCTTTAATTTGAGTCGTCAACATCAGTAGCAGATATACCACCAGCCGAATATGTAACAGATTGTTGTGAATCTACAGCATATGCAGGAGGTGCACCAAGAGCGCTTTTATTTGCAACTTTTGCTTCTGTAACTGAAACAGATTTACCCGGTGAGTTGAGGTCAATGGTTGAACCGACTACAACAATAGGGGATCCTCCGCCACTAAGTCCAAGGCCTTTACCTTGAATATTCATTTCTTCTGAGCTTAAGATATCAGTGCTCTTACTTGTGACGCTAAGTGATTCGCCACTCTTAACATGCATCTCAGTAAGACTTTCAATTGAAAGTTTTCCCTCAGCATAAAGATCGATCGAGTCTACCTTTGCAGTCATTGCGATTCTTGATGTTGCTAGATCAATACCATTGCCAGAATTTAGATTGATAGCACCACCAGCTAGGAGGTTAATGTCTTGGCCAGAGATAAGATCTATGCTCGACGCACTATTGATTACAGTCTTACCACCAGATACACCAATGGTATATCCAGCTTTGTACATACCTTCTTTTGCACCGTCAAATACTTCGATAGAGTTTTCGTCTGAAGTTAACACGACGTCTCCGGCAGAACTAATTGTGATTGATCCATCTTGCGCGATAGTGATACGGCTTCCTGATTGGTGAATGATGTTAATAAATTCTGCGTTTGGACCACCACCTATCTCGACATAGCTGCCACCATATCTTGCTTGCCACATAGTACTTTGGGTGGAGCCAGAGAATGGCACTCCAGGTTCACTCCAAGTGTTTCCAGAAGGCATGACAACATCCTTCTTAGCCATACCAACGGCGTTCAAATACGGCGTTCTCTCGAGCCCCTCTCCGTTCATTTGAGCAGGTAGTGTTGTGCGGCCATAATTATTAATGACTTCACTTACACCTGGCTGTACTGCCGGATTTGCATCTTCTGCTATGTTATACGTTGCCATAATATATCTCCGTTATTGTGGGCCAGAGCCGCTCGAGCATTGCGCAATTTGTGCTTCATATGATGAAACCAATGCAGCATTGCCTCCGCCATTGATGTATTGTTCTTGAATGTCTTCTCTTGGGTTTTCAAAATACCGAGTGAAGTAATTTGCTGCTTCGGTCGCACTCGTAAATGATCTGTTAGCAAACTTAACACCTTCAGGATCACTATTGATCGCGTAACGGACTTGTCCGGTTGGATTCGTTTGCCAATCTGGAACCGCTGCAATAAATGCTTCTTTGCGCGATGGGAATGTGTATTGGAACAATCCAATACCGCC